TTAAAATGCACAAGATAGTATCTCCCTTGCTTATGGAGAATATGGCATGATTGATATATCTTCTTTTCTTTACGGGATGCTACCCCAATTCTTGTTAAAGTCTCACGGACTTTTAGGAAATCATCTGGTTCGTTAAGAGTCACCTCGACCATTTGGTCAGATGTCCACTTCACCTCAGGCTCTTGCACGACGCTCATGTTGTTCCTCCAGTTTCAAATTTAGATTTGATAAAATCAAGTTGTTCTTTATTTAGAATTCTCAGAGCTTGTTTTGCCTTTTCATTACTATAACCATAGTAGCGTTTGACATAATCAATATCTTTGATTTCGTCTTTGCGGAGCCAGGGAGAATATCTCTTCCTTTTCCTCAATGTATTTAGATAGAAAGAATATTGCATCTTCTTTGGTAAAAAATTATACCGATTCATCTCATTAGCGAACATTATACAGTCAAGATGTCCCGACAAACAACGATTAATAATATATGAAGGATACTCCTTCTCCACAGAAGGATCCTCATCAATCAGATTTTTCTTGGTCTGATTAATAGAATTCAACCAATCTTTTAATTCCACTTTAATCTTTTCTTTCTAAGTGTTTCTTCCAACTGTGATTCTAACACATCTTCTATAGATATCAAACTTTCTCTAAGATATTCCTCATCCACATTCTCTTCTATTAAATCATGCAAATGTGCTATATGCTCTAAAGCAAATATTAATTTTGTTTGATGATTCATTTTCATGTTAACATTTTATATGCTAAGGATATTCTAAATCCATTATAATATCTATGAGGTGCATCAGCATAATGTATTATCTTAGCTGGAAATAAAATAGCACGATTTGGTTTATATCCAATTATATGCGTGGGTTCATCTTTTGTAGGATCTCCTACAGCATTTTCACAAAAAATTAAATGCCCCTGATAGGTTAATTTCCATGTTGGATTTGGAAAATATAAAAAAGTAATATCACCATCATCTGTATGAGGGTTTCCACATTGCCCACAAGATTGCCCATTAGCATATATTCTCCTTACATCATATCTTCTCTCAATCTTATCACAAATAATATTATATAAGTACTCACTAAAATATTCTTCTTTCTCAAGATTATCCATATGCCAGAACCAACTGGAATTATTTCCTCCAGTTGGACTCCATTGGGGTCTTATCAATTTCTGATGTATTTCTTTATGAAGTTCTTCAGTAAAAAAATCATTGTATACTTCGATATTTTGCATCATTCTTTTGGTTTAATAATAATCCTATTGTTTGCATAGTCTGCAGAAAATTCAAGTTGAACATCATGTGTCCACATTAGTTCCTCATATAATGCATTAAGTCTATCCATATCTTCATAGAGGTCATTAATATGATAATGATCGTCTTCCATTAGGAATCTCCATAGGTATCTTGTTTCTCAAAAAACTCACTCATGCTTGATTGGCAATCAGGTGGTTCAGGATCTTTATAACCCTTCATTTTTTTCCACTTGTTATGCAATGCACCCATGATCCATGACTGAGAAAGACTCTTAGGTCCATTCTCTAAGAGTTCTAGTTCCTTCTTATTAGAAGTATAACCTTTATACTCTTCTCTCCAATTGGAGTCATCATACGGTTTAGTCATGAATGGAAGTAAGATTGTAATTGAATAAGAGCAACTCCTTTCTCTTCTCCTGATTAGTCATATAATCACCCACAGATCGCATGGTATATGTAAGATCAAATTCTCCAGCATTCCAACCTTCAAATCTATCCTTTACTAACTGATCACTATTATACGATATTAATTGATCAGATGCAAATCTATCACAATCTTTCGCAAACTCATCATGATTAAATTTCTTATGCATTTCACCTTTTCTACCATATAGATTATCTTTAATATCATATGGTGGATCTAAGTATATGAAAGCACCTCTCCAATCAGTTAAAAGATCCCCATAGGATAAATTAGTAATCTTCCAATTATCGATTATTTCTTGATATTTAGGAATTTTATCTATACCTCTTAGTGAAAAGTTACTAATCGATGCCATCTTTGAGAATGATGAACTCTCAGTAAGTCCTGAAAAAGAACACTTATTAACAATATAAAATGCAGCAGCACGATCAGTAGCAGAAGCATTACTATCATTAAGAACTTCTCTAGATTCGGTAAATAAACCTAATGCAGAATATATAAATTCCTTATCCTTCTTTTGTTCATCCGTAGGATCTGGATACTCCTCCTTTAAATCAACAAGAATTTTATGTAACTCCCCACCATTTGTTTGTATCTCTTTCCAAAAATTAACTAAAGGTTCATATAAATCATTTACCCAAATCGATATATCAGGATATTTCTTTGCAATAAAAAGAGCAACACTACCACCACCAAGAAATGGTTCACGATATTCTCTATACTCCCTAAGATCTGGAAAATAACATTCCATCTTAGTAACAGCACGGGATTTTCCGCCTGGGTAGCGGAGGGGTGTCTTAAGGGATTTCATCACCAATCAGGATAATTATGTTGTGAAAGTTTTTCAATATATTGATATATCAAAGACCACCCAAATTCAAAAGTCTCTCCATTCTGATCTTGAAGATAAAATGGAATATTTGGATGTAAAGTCTTTGCCCTATAATAATGATTAACTACATTATAATCATCATCAATACAACGTTGCTCTTCAGTTTCAGTCATTTATCTTTAGAGCGATTAAGTAATGTAATAAATTTATCTGCTGCCCATGTTCCAGCAACACAGACTTGTATATCATCCCCATCATCCCACACAGGTTCACCATTCTTCTTACGCATATCTAAAGCTTTCTCTAGATCATCTATAATCTTCTGTGTTATCTTCATTGGTAATATGCGGGTTTATAATGTGGTTTATAATCTGGTTCTTCTTCAGTTACAGGATGAACATACTGTCTAGTATCAAAATAAGATGTGTAATTAAACTTACCTTCTCTCTCGTCCAATACCTCATTAATAAGTATCTTCATCTCCATCGCATACTGTTCAGTAAATAACCTTCTTGGTCTTACAACAGCAGGTTTATATTCTTGCTTACCCGTTGGTTTATAATTCGGGTCAGTAGGTCCACTCATACCTTGAGTATCCATCTTGGATACTGGAGCACTAGTCTTCTTCAGATACTTTGGATCCATGTGTGAAACAGGTTCCTTATCCAACCAAACTCTAGGATCTTTATCCATTTAATAGTACTTAATAACGTCTCTTTCCATTTCGACCACAATACGATCTACAATTCTATTAAACGATTCTGACATTTTACGATATCCAGAACCAACATACATCTGTCCAGCAAATACTGATACTGTAGCAGCACCCCAGAACAGATAATAAAATCTAGACTTAACTTGGTGTCGTTGTTTCTTTTTTAATTTAGTCATTTGGCTCATATTCAGAAGGTACTGTATCCTCCCACTCAGGAGGTTCCTTTTCCCAAGGTTTAGAATGTGATAAATCTAACCACTTTGGAAGATGATCGTTAATCCAGTTTAAAACTTTCTTCATTTTTTGTCAAGTTGTTTTCTCCATGCTTCAATAAGCATTTGGAGTTCTTTAATTCTACCTTCAGCAGACTTGATTTTTTCCTCAAGATACTTCATAAGATTAATTTCTTAGAGGGTGGTGTAGAAATTGAACCAAACATCTGTTTATATTGATCTACAATATCTTCCTGTGGGTCGTTAATGTAAACAACATATCTTCTAGTAACTTCAATTTCAGTATCCTTTCCTGCCAATAAAGGAGACCAAGGAGCAAATCCTATTTGCCCTTGCTGCCCAGAAGGAACAGCAACAATAGGATTTGTGATGATAATCCAATCACCATTTTCTTTAATTAGATCAGCGATTACATCTTCGCCAGTCCACATTTTAATTAGTTTTACATTCATTTGAATTCACACTCCACCATAATTTCAGTTAAACAAGCTAGCATATTTATCTCCTGATCTGCTACGAAGGCACCTTGATATTGATACTTAGCAATAACAAGAACAGCAGCAGGAATGGTGCTAGGTACAAGGGCATCATAAAGACTTTCGTAAATACGGCGGAAAAGTACAGAAGTATCATTATCCAGATTACTGTTGACCCACTTACGTACTTCAGGAAAGTTTTTGTCTTTAAGGTTTTTAATAAGGTCATTGACTGCAACGTCCGAAAATGCGGCTAATATACCACTATCTATTTTACCACTAACTGAATACCTTTGGCATTCATTTAATACTCTTCTCCAATCAGGAAAATGTTTGTTAATTAATTCCGCAAGAACTTTCTTATCAGTTTCAACCCGTTCTTTGTCCAAGATGGATACAAGTCTTCCGAAGAATTGGGCAGCGATTGTTTGCCTATCCTTTTTCCCGATACTAAAGTCGATGACGGTGCATCTCGAATGGAGGGGCTCAAGTATCTTGTTTTTGTAATTGCAGGTGAAGATAAATCTGCAATTCCCTGCGAACTCCTCAATAAAGGCTCTAAGTAAGAGTTGTACGTCGTTACTGGTGTTGTCTGCCTCATCGATGATAATAACCTTATGTTTCGCTTCTGAAGAGAGTGATACCGTGGATGCGAAGTTTTTAGCATTATTACGGACGGTATCGAGGAACCTGCCTTCATCCGATCCATTGATGACATAATAGTCTACCTCTAGTTCTTTACACAATGCTTTTGCTACAGTAGTCTTACCAATACCTGGAGGACCAGCAAGAAGCATATTTGGTATTTCACCTTTATTTAGAAACTCACTAAAGGTTTTCTTAATATTCTTAGGAAGAATACAATCTTCAATTTTTTGGGGTCTATATTTTTCAACCCAAATAAAGTCACTCATTAGCCTTCATAATAATTTGAATTGGTGTTGGAGTATCATTCCAATGCCTAATATTACCAGCGATAATAAAGCAGTTTGTTATCACCAATTGTAGCATAATTATGCTCCTAATAAAACAAACTGCATTATCATATTCTTTTGTAGTTTCATCATGAAAAGAACCCAGAGCAAATTTCCAGGTTTTCAAAATCTTATTCAAAAGTAGAATCAGGCTCCAATGCTATAAAATACTTCAAGTCATATTGAGTATTAGTAAATTTAGATAAAAGTTTAGAAGAAACTATTACATCATAAGCACCAGGAATAATTTTAATATTCTCTACCTTAAAGTTAAATGTAAACTCCTTACCAGTCTCACCAACAGTAATAGCGTATTCATTAGAAGTATCATTCTTCTTATCTCTAACCACCAACTTAACTGCACCTGCATGACCAACGATACAAAGATCTGGAAGTTGATATACTGCTGCTGCCTTCAATAACTTCTCTAAGGAAGTGCTATCTATTTGAAAATGAACATCCTCAGAAGGTAATGTAATCTCTTTTTCAGGTGGAGCAATAATTACGTTAGGATCAGCAAAGAAATACTTAACTCTTCTTTTACCTTCACGAATATTCAAATAAGAATCTTCAGTAAAATCAAGATCAGGATCTTGATGTAATCCCAATCCATTTAGAAATTGGTTTAGATCATAAATTGCAAAATCTCTAGGGAACTCCTCTTCGATAGTCGCCTCTGCAAGAATATTCTTAGCAACTGAAATAGTGCGAAGTTGTTTTCCACCTTTTACAAGAATTGAATTATTAATACCTGCAAAATTCTTCAAGATTGTTAAAGTGTTGTCAGATAATTTCATAGTATGGTCTCGAAGTTTCATAATTAAGGCATGTTGTGATCAATATTTCCACTAGTCATGGATGGTTTACCATAATGATCATCGAAGTGTAGCAATAGCATAGCATAATGTATTACCTTTAGCAAGTCTTTTTTATTTCTTCCATCCTTACTACCATAGCGACTTCCATACTTTAAAATATTTGCTTGACAAAACCCAGAAGCAATGTCCCTTGCTGCCATTAAATCTATAGTTTGAACATTACGATACTCGTGGGTATTACCAGTGTAATGTCCTCTGTAAGTTGCGGATACATACTCTTCAATATCGTTGAGTATCTCCTCTTCATGATATTTAAAATGATTTGCTGCCATTTTGTTTTTTAATTCCTCCTTATAGAAATCTTGTGTCCACCCATCATTGTAAGGTGAATTTGCCTGTATATTTAGATTAACATCATCAAAGTGATGTGCGGCTTGATCATCATTATCCGATAAGAACTCTTGTTTATAGGGATAAGTGTCATCCATAGTTCCATTCATTACTTCGTAAGCGAGACTCCAAGAATTAACCATATGCAAATAAGAAATCGTTTACTAAACTTTCTGACTTTTCTTTACCAAACTTACCAGTGAGATATCCTCCCACAGGATCAAGTCTAGTCATATAAGTATCAAAGTCTTTATATTCACTAATATCGTTTCCACTTGGTTTCTCTAATTCTAGCATATCTTTGTACTTAGTCAAGTATTGTTTAAATGTAGATAGATAAGCATTAACCTCTTCCATCTTACAATACCTTACAAAAATATTTTCTGAAAAATGATTACCCATTTCAAAGAACCTATAATCCTTTTCCGCCTTTGGTAATCCTTCAACGGAGAATAAATGATTTTCTACTGGATGTTGAAAATCAAATACTATAATAACTCTCTTTTCATTGAAAGCCATTAAGTCCATACCAAAACATGGAAGATTACTTCCAGTCTTAGGATAGAGAATATTGTTGTAGATACATGAGTTATCACTCCATATCTCAACTTCTCTGGATTTAATAAGATGTCGATTAGTGTAAGTCTTGGCAGTAAGATTAGTTCCCTTATTCTCCCAAGTTGCCCAACAACTACCAACTCCATTATGAAGTGAGATAGTTTCATGTAGGACTTGTTTATAACTTTCCCAAAGGTTCATGTATTCAATACCCAGATGAGTCTAATAACCATACCAACAATTAGAACATAATAAGAACACATAATCCACATTCCAATTTTGTTGTGACGTGAACCTTTTACATATGGGTGACAACCTGATGGGGTGTCCTCCCATCCTGCTTGCATGTATTCACTTGGATCAATCTTCCTTTGCATCTTGTTTCTCCATAATAGATTTCCAATCGGCATACATTCTACCATATACCATACCTTCATGAGATTTAATGGGAGATCCATCTAAGAGTTCAATTTCCCTCTTAGATAAATTCTTTCCCATCTTTTTATATTCCTGTTCCCAACCAGGAATTAATTCAATAAGTTCTTTAATCATGATCTATCATCCTCATAAGCTTGATCTTCTGCTGCATCAAAATTAAAATCAGCATCTACTTTATCATACAATTCTAAAAATGACTGCTTTGTCTCTTCATCAAATCTACTAACACATACACTAATTGCTTTCTCCTTCTTACCAAAAATAGAGTATGCACGTATAACATGAACTAAACGACGGGTACTAATGACCTCATCAACTCCACCATCATAAAAGGTTTTACGAATAATGTCAGCCCAATCAACCAATTTCTGGCAGAACTTAGGGTCATTAACACCAACCGTATCAGCAACATTTATAAGAATCTTCTGCTCTGCATTAGGTGATGGATAATCCTGCTCAAAAGTTACAGGGAATCTTTCGAGGAAGGCTTCATTAAGCACGTTAGTTCCAATAAAGCGTCCATCGTCTGAACCTTTACCTTTAGTATTTGCGGTTGCGATAATGTTGAACCCCTTCGCTGGTTGGGCGAATCTTCCGACCTTTTTAAGGAAAACTCCTTTACCCTCAAGGATGGATTGGAGACAGAGGATTTTGTTACTGGCAAGGTCGATCTCGTCAAGGAGCAAGACAGCTCCTCTGTTGAGAGCTTGAATAACTGGTCCGTCGTGCCAGACTGTGGCACCGTCAACAAGACGGAAGCCGCCAATGAGATCATCTTCATCTGTTTCGATAGTAATGTTTACACGAATAAGTTCTCTACCTAATTGAGCACATGCTTGCTCAACAGAGAAAGTTTTACCATTACCAGAAAGTCCAGTAATGAATGTTGGATAAAAAATCTTAGATTGAATTATCTTCTTAACATCAGCAAAGGATCCAAACTTAACAAAAGTATCATCCTTATCTGGGACTAAATTCTGCGGAACAACAGCAGGAGCACTAAAAGAGCGTTCAATCTTCTCTACACTCTGTTTAGTAACTTCAAGATTCCATTTACCTCTTGAGGTCTTAAACTGTTCTAACCGACGTGTTACAGTCTGATAATTAATATTTTTAGATGCACAGAATCCTCTAACATCAGCAGCAGTTATTTCAACTCCATAGAGATTCTGCAATTCACTTAATAATTGTTTATCAGTCAAAGCAATTGTGCGAGGCATAATGTAAGCGTTTTATTTATACAAGTATTATAATACTAAAAGGGGGTTCATATGACCCCCAGTGGACACTTTATCAAGCGACTAACTCTATAAATTCACCCAATATTTTTTTATTCATTTTCTTACTCTTAAGACTCTTAGCAAAAGCCCTTTTTATTTGTGCCTTAGATGCATCATCATCAACATCAAACTCATCATCATTTCCCAGAGCAGAAGACGATAATCCAAAATAAGAATGATATCCAGAATTCCTAATAACAAAAGATTTGTTTTTCTTCCAAGATGTCATTGTCTTATGATAAGATTCATCCTCATATCCAACATATCTACGAATAAATTGCCCAGCATCCCGTGATGTCATAACACGTATACCAATAAAATTAGTATTAGGAAAAGTTTCACGTAAATCATGAAGCATTAAATCAGTGACATCTGCCCAACGTCCTAAACCAGAACAAGAATAAGTATGCCCTGTCTTACGATTACGTAGAATACAATGATCATGAATATAAGAACTTCCCATATATCCATCAGATTCCCAATCACGTTGGAATTTTTTACTATATCTCAAAGGAGATCCTTCACCATCAGTAAGAATTACACACTGCACTTTCTCAAGTTTATTTCTATCTTTAAATTCTGGAATAATTTGATGAAGAGCAATTAAACTCTCATTCAATGGAGTCCCAGAAAGATTCATCCCTATAGGAATATTATAAGGACAATAAAAATTACGACTAAATGCAGCAGCAATACGAAATATATTATTCATCTGACTATCTAAATCATTCTTTTTCACTTTACTAGTGAAGAGGTTCATTAAAGAAAATGTCTCCTCAACAAATGCTAATCCTTCTTCCTTTTCATAAGCAAGTCTATGCATTCCATCAGAAGCTGGAAACTCATTAGTAAACGCATAAACTTCAAAAGGTATATTTACTTTCTTACAAAACCAAAGTAAATTATAAAGTTGCTTAATAGTATCAAGTATTACAGGCCCCATTGATCCACTCCAATCAAGGACAAAAACCAATCCATGATTCTTTCCATCAGGAACAATATTTACCTTCTTAAATAAATCCTCATTAAATTTATAGGTATGAAGTTTTGCAGTATCAAGAATTCCTGTTCTAGCAGTTGTAGAACGTGCATATGCACTAGCAGATTTCTTACACTCAAACTCTTTCACTAGATAATTAACTTCCTTTTGAGCACCTCTTTTAAACTTTATATACTCCTGATCCACTTCATCATACAAAGACAATGATGAGGAAGATCCACTATATTCAGATTGATCCCATTCTACTTGTTGCACTTGAAATGACAATTTAATTGTCTCATGTATAAACTTATTAGGAATAATAATATTCTTTAGATCCAATTTTGGCAATTCAAAATATACATTAGAAGTCAAGTCACTAGTATTAACTAAGTCCTTAAGTGACTCACTAAGAGATTCAGCAGTCTTTACCTCTAAACCATCATCCTCTATATTAGATTGACCTTCAGCACCCTCACAACCAGCACTAGCATTAGATTCTTTAGAATTATTATCTTGCGGTTCTTCATTAGTATTATCACCTAACTCTCCATCCAGATCCAATTCATTCTCACCTACATTATCAGGAGATATATTAACCTGTTCACTTTCCTTATTATCTTGATCTGCCTTACAAAATTCATATAAAACTAATGCTGCTTTCTTTGTATCCTCAAAGGTTTCACACTTACCAATCATCGTGACAATCTCTTTTTCAATAGTTGAAAAACAAACATCAACGAACGAACCAATCTTGTAATATAGATTAACCCGATCAGCAAGATTAAGATCATCAATATCTTGATCATTTAATTCAAAGAAATCACTATCAGAAAGTTCATTATATGCATTATAAAAAGTTTTAGCAAGCCCTGGATATCTACGCTTCATTAATTTCTCAATTCTTGCATCCTCAACTACATTCACAAACTGTTGGGGAATTTTATTTCTCCAACCCCACTCGTCAGGGGTATAAAGAGCATGACCAACCTCATGTCCAACCAACATATCATATACAACATTACTTGCCCTATCCCATGTTGGTAGAGTCAATATACGAGTATGGACATCAAACTGAGCAGTCTCTACTCTCTTATGCTCTACTATCAGATCCTCAGTAGCAAGTAACTTTGCTAGTTGAGACTTGATTTCGTGTTTGATTTGCATCTGTTATTTTTATTATGATCCTATTATACGACGAAACCCGTCTTGAAGACGGGTTCATGTGACACTTTTTAAAGTGGGCAAGTCGTGCTTTTGCTTGCCTTAATGCTTGTGGTTTAAGACTCCTCTTCTTCTCCTTCTTGGAGTGGTGCCTCCAGTTTGGAACTTGCATCTCTAATGTCCTGGTGAAGTTGTTCCGTAGCAGACCTTTTTTTAAGATACCGATCACTTCTAGGATCTGTGATGAGATACTTACAGTATTCCCACCCATTCTCCT